GAAGACGAGTGTTACGCGAACCTCCATATACAAAAACAAATCACGAAGAAAAACCAGGAAACATACAAAAAAAGGTTTAACGGTCATTATATAGGACTGAGCGATCTAAATTTTTTTGCAAGACGATTCAAGAACTTTCCAGCAGTTAAAGAGATGTTGGCGAGTGTGAGGCGCGTGCGAGGCAGCCAAGCTGGTACTCGTTATCGGGTGGAGTGGAAGGGAGATGGGTGTGCTTCCCATGATCAGCCAGAGTGTAGATGTACTCTCCATGTGCGGTTTCCGCATGTACGAAACCTGGCGATAACGGTCCCTCGGGTGAAGAGTGGTAAGGTCTTAACTCTAGAAGAGCAGTATCTGGAGGTAGTGAAAGCTTGTGTTCACTACGACATCACCTGGGAAAATGATCAGCCTGTTCCGCGGCTGATCACTGATATTGGAATTGGAGACGACTTGTCCGCGTTGGTCGCGTTCCAATATTATGGCCAGGCAGCACATAATCAGTTGATCCGAGCACCGTTTTCGGTTCGAAACACCCCCCGCCCTTATGTGGTTATATGGGACGAGCGCTTGCGTCCCATAATACGTGTGTTAGATGGACTTTATCTTTCAGCGTACGGGGTTCCATATCCCTCAGTTGCTCTCCGTGATGAGGAATTCGCAAAAGGTCGGAAGCCAAGCCAAACACGACAATGGCTTAACAAGCATATGTTTGAGCGACATATATATGGATTGCACCATGGGTATTCGGCAGTGGTGCATACCATGGCGGATGTGTCAAAGGACAAGATGGTAGATTTGTTTGCGGAGTTCAGTCAGAATGACACGCAATCTCGAGAGCACTTTGACGAGATTAAGAAGATGCTTCCGCAGGCTATGATGTTGCTCGAGCAAATGCTAGATTGTCGAAAGCATTATCGCACTATCCGATTTGACTATCAACCGGAGATGATTAAACGGTTTGTCAGCAATTTCTTGTCGTCAGCAGGGATACGTCCAGGAAGCGGATGCTCTTATCCGCATGGATCTATTACAGTACGAGAAATTACGACCGGAAAAAAATTTCACCAGTTCCCTTATTATGCTGCACTGTTTCATGAGTTCTTGCGTGATGTCTATGAGGCCTCAGACATCTATGACCGTTATGAAGGAGAGAAGGATTACTATTGTATTATTCGTACAAAACCGGAGTTTAAAGTTAAGTGGCTCGCGGATATTCCAGACGAAGAGATTGAGGAGACTTTAGCTAAGTTGATAAAGACATGCCGAGAGTTCTTTATTCCCAATATGCTTCAGCAGTTCCTTTCGAAGCTCATTATGTCCCCAAAACAGTATTTGGAACGAGGGGAAGTAATTCGTATTGGCCAAAAATGGAAGCATGGCGAAGCGCAACGGTTCGCTAAACGGTTTCATGCATTCAGCAAGACACATCGCTGGTTTACAGGCGACGTCCGAAAGTTGGATAAGAACATTCGTGACTATCTCCTCTCGCTTTATGTTGCATCAGGTCAACGGTATTTCATGGATGACGATCCCGATACGAAAATGTTTTTGGATAAGTTATTTATCTTATTGGCAGAGCGTATTAATGTGAAAATGACGAACCATATTTTAGGGATCTGGACATTAATAAAAGGTATCATGTACTCAGGAGGATTTGAGACGTCTCATGGAGATTCTTGGATCTTAGCATTGATTTTTTGCTTTTACTTTGTCATGACAGCACAGTCACATCCAGAGGTCGCGTCAGAAATAGTCGGAGCTATATTCGTTAATTCACTAGTTATTGGGGCATATGGAGATGATCACCTACTGTGCGTTCCTCTCTCGTTAACGTCTTATATTAACGAGATAGGTTTTGCGTCATTTGTGCTGAAATATTTTGGGATGGTCATTAGAGAGATAGAGGAGCTTGCTAAATTCTTTAGTGAAGTAGATACGGCGGGAGAATTGTCATATAAAGGAGTAGTGTTTCTTAAGCGCTATTTTATTCTGGTGAAGCCAAAGACACCAGAATATCCGATTGTATACCCGTTTAAACCTACTCACGAGTCCATTTTAAAGTTGTTAGTTAACAAAGACAATGATCCCCGAACGTACCCACTTCAGGCTATAGGACAAGCATACGATACGTTAGGTACGAATTCAGTAGCCTATGAGATGATTCGTCAGTTCTATGACTACTGGGTTTCTATTTTGGACTTTGATGACTCGTCAGTGGCTGAGATGGTGAAAACCTTAGATCCTAATGCGCGAAATCGGTTATTCAAGAAAGCAGGGTTGAATTGGCGAACTAGTATTTTCTGCTTCCCGCGACTTGAGACACTCCTAGAGATGCATAAGATAGATCACATTAAGGGAACACATGAG